CGTGGATTGCTTTAAGGTCTTGAGCAAGTTCCATTGTGTATTCCGCTTTAAGAGCTCTTGACTTAGCAGTTACCGTTGATTTCTCAATTGAGAAAGCCATTTCAGCAAATGCATTGCCACTTGCGTCACCTAATGCTTCAGCCGCAGCTGTAGTCATAGCAGTACCTTTTGTGTAAGTACCTGGTGAAGAGTCATTTAATACAGCTGGGTTAGCACCTGAATGTGCTGTAGATGAATAACCATCTACGCTTGAACCAGCAGCGTTTCTACCAGAGAAGTCTGAATCTGCTTCATCAAAAAATGCTTCAGCACCTGTTTGATTAGTGTATCTGCTTCTCATAGCAAATATAAGACCAGTTGGACCGGTCATTGGTTGAACACCTGCGATATCGTAAGCAATTAAATTAGGCATTGCTCTTCTTACTAGACTAATTAGGATTGGATCCCAGTTAGATATTGCTGAACCAGTTGCGTTTGTTGGTGCAGCTTCTGATAAGAAAGCAGCGTCTTCTTTAGAAGCTCTCTCTTGGTTTTCCAAGATAACAGAGGTGACGGCACGTCTGTATGAGTCCGTGATTTTTGGTAAATCAGGGTGCTCAAGGACTGGCTGCCATTTTTTTTCGTGAGTTTCGGATAAGTACATCTTATTTTTCTCCCTTTTCCCTATTATTAAGATATTTTAATATCTTTTGTTTTGCTTATAGCGGCAGTGTAAGCAGCCATTGCTTTTGATAAATCTTCGTTAGAAGGTTGACCATCAGCCGCCACATCATCTAAAGACTCAGTCGCTTCTTTCTTTTGTCCAAAGTATGACTCTTTAATAGTCTCACACTTTTTCTTAAAGTCTTCTGCGTTTGAGTATTCAATTTCTTCAGCAAGTTTAGCAAATTTTTCTTTTTGAGTGTCTGCTAAATCATTTCCAACTTCAGCCATTACTTCGTTTCTTGACTTTTCTGCGTTGTCTTTGTTTAGTTCAACATTCTTTTCAATTTGCTCGTTTAACTTTTTCTCAAGGTCTTCAATTTTAGTTGCTTGCGCTTCTAAAACATCATACTTCTCATCTGGAACATCAATGTAGTGTTCAGAGAAAAGTTTTTTAAGACCTGAAATAAAGTCTTCAGCAATCTCGCCTTTAATGCCTCTTTCAAGAGCGATTTCGTTTTCTTTCATCCACTCTTCAACGACATAAGACAAGTAAGAATCAACTTTTTCAGTTAACTCTTCTTTTGCTTTTGCACTTTCTTGCTCTAATTTGTTGTTGTAATCTGCTTCCATTGTTTCAGCAATTTCTTTTACTTTTGCTTTAATCGCTGATTCAAATATAGTTGCAGCTTTTGTTTTAAATTCTTCGGATAAATCGTTTTCTCCAGATACAAGAGCGTCAACGTGTTCAGAAACATCAAGGTCTTCTTTGCTATAAGTTGCCTTCATCATTTCTTTACCTTTCTTCTCTTTATCTTTCTCGGCGTTAGTCATACCACCAGCCATTTCTTTTTTCTCTTTATCAGATTTTTTCATTGGCATAGCCATTTCGTCTTTTTTCTGATGTTTTTTAAGAGCGTCAAGAGCTGCTTTTGGCATTTCGCCTTCTTTGATTTCCGAACCTTCTTCAGCAGTTTCATCTTGCTCTTCTTTAAGTTTAGGCATAGGGTCAGCTGCACCTTGACTTTTTTGTTGAGCGTCACCAGAAACTTGCTTAGTTTTCTTCGTAGCGTCTGGATTAGAATCTGTTGGTTTTACAACCGCTGGACCTAAATCTTCTGCGTTATTCATTTTCGCAATATGAGAAGGTTCAGCCGGTACAGCATTCTTCTTCGGAGCGTCTGCTTGTGGGTTAGCACTTGCTTCAGCAACCGCTTCTTTTTCCAAAGCCTCTACTTTATTTTCTGTCTCGGCCATTTAGAAATCTCCTTTTATTTAAAATAAACGTTTATTTTATTTCTCTATATGATATTTATAATATTAGAGATTTTTAAGAAAGGATTTAAAGACTTCCGCCTTAGCTTCTGCTAATTTGATAGACTTTGCTTTCTGTATATACTCTTTATATTCTTCAATATCACGTTCTTTAATAATACCATTGTCCCACACCCACTCTTTATTCTCCATAATACCCTCTACGAAAGCGTCTGGAGCGCTTGGGTCTGCAACAATGTCAGCGGCTGTAGCTAAGTAGAAGTCTTTTCCTACATAGTTAGCACCGTTCTTTTGAACCAAGGATCCCATACCTCTTGAAGATACTCCTAATTGAGCGCCTTCATCAATAAGACTTTTTACAATCTTACCGTAAGGTGTGTTCATTACCTTGGCTTCACCCATAAAATTTTTGCCATCTGGTGTTAGAGCGGTTACCATATGCGATACTCTCTCTAAATTAACCGTAGGTCCATCTGGATGGCCTAGTTCACCGAATGCTCTGTTTTTTTGGATAAATTCTCTGTTATATCTGTTGACTTCTTTCGCTAGAATATCTTGCTCGTATATTCTTCCATTTCTATTCTTGATGTCAGATTGTAAGAATACACCACGGATTTTATAATCTTTCTTTCCGTTTTTTTCTTCTACAATGTATTCTGCCTGTGAAATTTCTTCCGATATTAATTTCATCTTTTCTCTCTCTTATACTATATTTATAACAATTATTATCTAAACTCTGCAACAATCGTATAATTATCGCCTGAAGCAAAGTTTTTAGTAGATAATAACACATCACCTGTTGGTGTAGTAGAATTATTAACTATCTCATTACCTGCTGTTCTTAAATCCCAATAACCATTACCACCCAATATAACCATAGTTGCATTAGTAGCGCCGTTCCATACTAATTCAACTGCTGATTTAGGATTAGCAGAGTTAATAGAATACCAAATCTTTGCAAGTTTTCTATTGCCATCTTCGGTCATAAATGTGACCTCTGAAGCGTCAATTTTTTTGACTAAATTTTCGCCTGTGCCATCTGATAAATTAGTCATCTTTACAACAAACTTTACGCCTGAAGTATCTGCTATTGTTTGTGTTGTTACCGTATCTGCCATTTTTATTCCTCAAATCCTGTTTCTTTATGGCACTCTAAACTAATATTAAATTTAGGTACCGTAGCGTCAGCTAAAAGTTGTACACTCTGTTCTTCTTTGTCAACCAACTTTGTTTCTGTTGGTTTTAATCCATAATTACCTCTGCCACTAATTACTAATTCTTTTTCACCTAGTGTCAGTTTTACATTACCAGTTCCAAATACTTCATAATTAACATTTGCAATACTAATCTTTGGTTGACTTGTTGCATTTTTTAATTTAGATACATCAACTATTGTACCACCATCTGATTGAATACCTTTAATGTTTGTTATAACTTTAAAGTTATCATCAACCTTATGAACAATTGATTTAGATTCTTTATCTAAATTATCAAACCAAAGTATTGTCATTATTGCTCATCATAATAAGTTTTAGAAAGTTCTCCACGTTCTACCGTTTCACCTTTCTTTCTACATCTAATATAAACTTTTGTAACCTTACCAGTTCCAGGTGCCGTATATGTTCTAATACCATTTGCAATTACTGAATTAGCACCTGCAGCTGAATCAGAATAAGTATTAGAAACCGTAGCCGTGTTATCATACTCCCAAATATTGTTTGAACCTGGTACATCTACGTATGCCATTATTCTAGTCCTGTTTCCTTGTTTATGTAATTATACATTACATCTGTTTTTACATTATGCTGAAGAGAAACTTTATCTATTGTAGTTTCTACTTCTTTAACAATATCATCACTATCATAATTAACTTTATTATAAAAGTCCGTTACCACATCTTTATGAAGTGGTGGCAGTTGTTTAAATGCTGAAGAGTCAACAACGTCTTGTTTAATTACTTGGCTGACTCTCATCATTAGTCGCTGGTGCCTCTGCCGTTGGCGCCTCTGTATTTGGCTCAAATTTTATTTCTTGCCCACTAGTATCCATAATTTGGTCAGTTCTTTCAGAAGGATCCGCTACTGCTGGTTTAGGGTCGCTATGAGCTTCTGGTTGAACATCTGTAAATATTTTACTTGCGATATCTTGCCTTTGTGTATCTAAACTTGTAGCAACCTTATCTCTTAATGCGTCTTTAAAAGCTTCACCTGCTCCAGCGTTATCGCCTGTGTTTAACTTGTCAATAAAATCTTTAATTTTTTCCGACATAATTTATTCTCCTATTTGATTTCTCTAGTAAATTCGCCTGCGTCTGGCATAGCGATAATACCGTCATCAATTTCTTTCTTAATTTGTTTATCAATACTTTCAATTTCTCTATCTGTTTGTCTTAATACTTGTTTTCTAACATACTCAACAGAGAAATATTTACCAACATAATCTCTCATTGAATCGGCCAGTCTCAATCTTTCCATTAGCATTTCTGACTCTTTCAATTCTGCAAAATGTCCATCTTGTAAGAAATTATATTGTATGCTGTCTCTTAATTTAAACCATTCTTCCTCTGCAATTACACCTTTTAAGACTAATTGAGTTCTTAACAAATCATTAAAGAGTTCAGTAAATTTCTTTCTTAATCTTTGTACAAATTTTGTAAACTTCAATTCGTCTCTTGTAATTTCAGTAGAACGACCTAAATTAAATCCTGAAGAAGACTCTAATCTACTTACAGGTACATTTAAAGAACGATATAACTTCGCTCTAAAATATTCAATGTCTGCAATCTCACCTAAATTAGCACCACCTGGTAAAGTATCTATTTGTGTACCTCTACCACCTTCTCTACTTGGTAACCAGAAATCTTCCAACATAGACATATAGTTTCTGTCGTCTCTGATTTCACCTGTTGTTGCGTCATAAACAAGTTTGTTTCTATATCTTGCCATAACGTCTCGTAGATATTGTTCTGCTTTTACTTTTGGT